TCAAAGCCCCGCCAACGTGCTGGTGTCAAGACTACCTTACGGTACCGGTGCTGGAGCCACAGTGGCTGATAAATACAGCGTGCAAGTGTATCCTGTGATACCTCGACCAATCATGGTAGACGCTGCAAACGCGGATGTTCTATCAATCGAAAAAGACGAGCGCATGATCGCATGGTTTCCGGCGGATGCAGAGGAAGTGGACGAGCGTGGAGATGTAGTGCTGTCACAATCCGCTAGCGCCAATCTAGTAGACAGTAATCAAGCACCAACAACCGTTGCCAAGGTGTTGCAAAAAGGTGCTCTGTACAACGACTACACATTGCGTGTCATACCTGGTGCCGGTTCTGATCTGTTTCAGCTGAATGGAACCGAGTTCACCATACAGGTTGATGAAGCTACAATCAACGGCGCGACCGTAACAAATTTAATAAACACACATCTAGGTACACAATTGTATGCAGAAGGTGGATTAGATGACACCATCGGCACATACAATGCGAATCATACAGATGTCACGACCGGGCTGGTGAGTGCTGTTGAGATCAACACTGTTGAAGCAGGAGCCCTCAACACATTTACAATTGTTGGTGAAGCTGGTGAGATCGCCACATTGAGCGCCAACGTTACACCTGGTGATCCAGCTACATTAGTAGAGGCAACTGCCAACACATATGGTGCTGATAACAATGTGGATCTGACAGGCCGTGATGCAGTGGCAAGCACATTCACAGGTGTTGTTTCAGCTGATAAAGGACTTGGTGCCGGTCTAGAACAGATCGATATCACAATCACCGCCAACGCAGCTGGTGCAGCAGGAAACACATCAAACACATACGCATTTAATAACTCTGACGCGTTGAGCAACATTTTCAGCGCACATGCTATTGTCGAGACTGGCACCGCAACAGATGCTTCTGCATATGTTGTGCAAGGAAACACAGCCGGTGATGATCAAACAATAGCATTGACAGGTGGTGCAGATGTACCCACAGCACAGGATCTTCTTAACGAACAATTTGGTAATGGTATTGTAACAGCTACCACTGGAGGTGGTGTATCCATGCCGAATAGTACCGCAATAAGTTTCACTGGTGGTCGTGATCCATACACGGTAGATCAACTGGTGGCAAACGCCAATGGTACGGTCGGAGCTGGAGATCACACAGCTGTTGTCGTCGCCGGTGGTGGAACCACATTAAATATAGGAGACACGATAACAGTACAAGGAGCTTTTGCAGATGACACAATCAGCACAGACACATCATTCAGCTTTGCCGGTGGTGTGGATCGTAGATTGAGTAAAAAAGTGATACCATTTGGTGAGTGGCGCTTCGGTGAAACATCACCAGGTGCAGGATATGTTGCAACAACACTCAAGGACGCTGTTGACAGTGTGATCGCCGGTCTTGATTATCGTGAAACATTTGGTGTGCCGTTGAGTACATATGTTGATGACGCAGGAGACGGGGATCGTTTCTGGCAAGTAACCAATCAGGATCTTGTGGATTCTGAAGGCGCGACACCAGATTTCGGATCTGTTCCAGCTCTACAAGCTTATGAAGCACCAGAAGTGGCTGATCTTGTTGCAACCGCAGTCAATTCAGTAGGATGGGATTTGAGCGCCAGTGATCGTTATTATCTTGGCGAGCCAAGCAACATCGAGCTTGACAACGACCGCTTTCAAAAGACCATCAAAGGTGAGATCAAATTGAGCGGCCATAATGCTGGTAAATTTGAGAATCAGAAATTCACGTCATTTGAGGACTTAATATCCAAGGGCGGAGCTGGTATGATGATCGTTAACGACAAGAAATATGTCATCAACGAGAAGTTCGAAGGTTATTACCTGGGTATTTCTGACAACACCAACTTGAATCCAGCTACAGACTTTGATAGTGTCGGTAAACTCAAATCTTTGAGTAAGAGACTTGGTGGTACCACTGGTGGATACGTGAATGTACCGGATGAAAGTGAAGGTCTTAAGAGTCGCTTGACATTCAGTTTGAGTGCTGGTTTCTTGTTCGATGAGTTTGGTAACAAACAACAAGTCGGTTTAGATGGTAGCATGAGTGAAGTTCTCGAGAATTTGAGCGAATTTGACCTGAACACAGATGAGTTCAGCGACATTCTTACAATCGCGGTGTTCAAAGTACGTCAATCAACACTAGAACCAGATGCAACCAAACTAGATTATCTTGTCTCTGACAGTGTTATTGGTAGTGTCAACTACTTCCGCGAAAGATTCCTTTCAACAGGTGGTACAGCTACTAGTTACTTCATCGAAAGTGAGGCCGAGAACAGCAACAACTTGTATCTCAAGTTCAACGAGGGTATATCCAAAGATGCCGGTAACTGGCTTGATGAGAACGGCTACCCAACACGTAAAATTCGCGTAATGCCTTCGAAGGATGTACGCTATTATGCTGAAATTGAGAGTGAAGCCGACAAAATCTACCCACAGGAAGTCACAGACTTCAAGGTAACACAAGCTTTCTTGAACGACACAGAGTTGAAAGAGGATAGACTATACATCAAATCCTGGCAAGGATTGATGAGAAGCAAAACAGCACAAGTGAAACACGGTAACAATGTGTATCCACATGGTGTTTATCGTCAACAATTGGCTGCCGCTAAAGAAACCGGAAATATTCCAGCAAAACTAGATCGTATATTTGAACTAGCAGACAATTTTGACTTGTTCCCAATTGATATCACATGTGAAGGTGGTTTAGGAACAATATATGTCGGTAGTGACGGTGGTACAAACACAAGTTATGATGATGAAGAGTATTACAACATTGGAGAGTTCATTGTTAGTAGCACCGGATTGAGTGGTAATGGATTGTACACAACAAAATTGATTGACAATCGTAGCTCCATGGATTTCATGGTGAATTACGATGTAATTTTTGACACATTCAAGAGTTTCAGTCAGTTCCAACGTAAAGACAACATTTTCATTGCTGATCCGTTACGTTACATCTTCGTACAAGGTAAAAACAGTAAAATATTGACAAGTAAACAACGCCAAGCTGGTGTTAACTTCTCACAACACATTTACTGGCCATTACGTCACATGATGACCGGTGGAGCAAAGAACAGTAGTTATTGTACAACATACGCCAACTGGGGCTTCACAAACGATAAAGCCTTGAACAGAGGTGTCTGGGTACCGATGAGTGGATTTGCTGCCGCCGCCATGGCGAACACTGACAGTAACTTCTATCCATGGGTTGCACCAGCAGGGTTCACACGCGGTTTAGTAAGTGGAATACAAGATTTAGCCTTCTTTCCCAAGCAAAAAGAACGTGATCAATTGTACAAAATTGGTCTCAATCCAATCACTAACTTCCCGAACGAAGGTTACGCGATATTTGGTCAGAAGACCATGCAAGCTAAACCTAGTGCGTTTGATAGAATCAATGTGAGGAGGTTGTTCTTGTACTTGCAAAAAGCGACCATGAACACAGTTAAATACTTTGTATTTGAACCAAACACGCTGTTCACAAGAACACAAGTACTTAACGTGTTGCGACCAATATTTGAAGAGGTGAAAAACACACAAGGAATGTATGATTACTTGCTAGTGTGTGACGAGAGAAACAACTCACCTGATGTTATTGACCGGAACGAGTTGGTAATTGATATTTACATCAAACCTACTCGTGCTGCAGAATTCATCTTGGTGAACTTCTACGCCACAAGAACTGGTCAAGACTTCAGCGAATTGGTAGCCTAACCCATAAGTAATTGTAAGGAGACAAATTTATGCCAGACGTAAGACAAACAATATCAGATTTCTACAGAGTAGCGCAAGAAAGAGATTTCAGCCGTGACTTTCAGTTTAGAGTACTTAACATTCAAAATGGTGATGGTAGCTTCGTTGTTACAGAAGATGACCTAGTATATGCCCAAGGTGGTAGCATTCCCGGACGTTCGATAGCCAGTACGCAAATAGCGTATATGGGTCTCAATTTTAACGTGCCAGGTTCTGCAACATACTCAGGTACATATCCTTTGACATTCTATTGTGACAGAGGTGACACACTAAGAAACTTGTTACTCACATGGTCAAGAGACACATTTGATGACGAGACAAGTACTGGTAACTATTTCATGCCGAAAGAAACATCAATTGTTGACTTGGTGCAACTTGACTCACAATTAGAAAGAGTCGCACAGTTCACATTGGTTGGTGCGTATCCTACTGAAGTCGGTGAAGTTGCTTATAACATTCAAGGCACCGGTGCTCCTGTTACATTCAATGTGACATTAGGATATCACTTCGTTAGACAAAACAGATTCTAATAGATTTGTTGAACTTTGACAATCAAGCCGTGGTTCTCCACGGCTTTTTTGTGTTTCGGTATTAAATAATTACAGAATGTTTGACGATATCAGAAGAATAGGTGAGAAGGTGGATGATTTGTTGGGTACAGACATCTTTCCATTCAATTACCCCTATAGTTACACAGAAAATTTCTTACAACAGCTAGAAAAATGGGAATTTGCGTTTCCAATGAAGTTTTTGTGGCTGGTACACATCGAAACAATCCCGGAAATGATCAGCTCACAAGCCATGTGGAATTATGAACCAGGAGGCAACGGTCAGCATGGAGGTAATGTTGATGCTAGTGGTACACCTAA